CGTGGTGCCCCTTGCATTACCAGCTACCAGGATCGGAAAGGCAAGTATCAGGATCAACCGGCTGAAGTTGTCTTCTCGCAAGTTTAACTAAAGCCGTAAAAGGTTCCAGACCTGGGAAGTGGCTTATCCGCGTAATTAGTGCTTCCTACTCGCCCAATGGTATCTCCCATGCTGGGAAGTTCAGTACCATCGATGGTTGCTGGGTTACGCGGAGTTCTTCCACGAATTGTCGGTTCATCGATACCAGCACGCTGTCTGTAGGCACCAGCTGATTTTGCTGCTCGCATGAATTTGGCAACACGTCCTTGCTGGTCGTTTACTGATTCAGTAGCAGAGCGATCTTCTTCTGCAACGCGACGTAAGTCGGTGTCGTAAGCCTGCTCCGGATTTAGATCCGTAAGCTCAGCACCTGATGTACCAGGTAAGCGCCGAGGATCTTCTTCAGGACTAAACAAATTTGCCATAGTATTATTGTAAAAGGAATAAATCAAGCCTTAAATATCATGTACCACGGTGCTGCTGGCTTTTTAGATAGCTTCGTGCAAGACGAAGTGAAGTGCCGTTGCCTTAATTTTGAAGAAGATTTTGGTCAACCTCTTGCCAATGAAGAAAACGATGTTCCGCTGTATGATCAATACAATCGTGGTTTAGCAGCATGCGAGCAGGGTCTCGAGCGGACGAATCTGGGTCTGGAAGGGAATCAGGAAAGGCCGGGTCTAACGGGTTACATTCCGTCAATGGAACAAGGAATGGGAATGGGAGCATCGCCCAAGCCGAAGACTCTGGTAATGGAACTGGAAGAACCGGACGAGGAAATGATGGAAGAGTCACGCAAGAGGCGTGGTTTGCGCCGGTAGAAGACGACGTGATTAGTGATTGCCCAGGAGGAGTTTGTCCTGTTCCCTGGGCAACAAAAGAAGAACCTCCTGTGGTCCAGGAGGATTTAGTTAATCATCCGTCTCATTACACCGACGGCGGAATCGAATGCATTGAAGCAATCGAAGCCCAGCTAACCGTCGAAGAATACCGTGGATACTTGAAGGGTAATATCGCCAAGTATGTGTGGCGTGAGAAGCATAAAGGCGGGACAGAATCACTGAAGAAGGCACAGTGGTATCTCAATCGTCTTATTGAATTGGAAGGTTAGAAAGGAAGAATCTCGTCTTCTTCATCTTCGTCGTCGCCTGACATCACACAGGCGGCGGCGAGTTCTGCCAATTCCAGATCGGTGGGGATGTCAAAGTCAATATCAACTTCCTCTTCTGCCATCAGAGTTTTGACGGCGTACCACTCCATCAGTCGCTGGTGGTAGAGGTTGAGAAGTGCGGCGTACAGCTCTTCCCACGTCATCTCTTGCGCTGCAAGTTCTGCTTTGCGCATCGAGAACTGCAATTCCAATGGAAGTTGGAATTCACGTGGTTCGACTGATCGATCCATGACACTTCCTGGTCTTTGTTCTTTTTATTCTAAGACCAAGTATTAAAGATAGAGTCCAACTCCTCCTGGCTGAAGTCATCCCAAGGATTGTCCACCACACAAAAATCGTTAGCAAACTTGGAGAGGATGTAAGGACTGATGTTGGCTTCCAGTTCTCGAATTGCCCTCACTTCGTGGGGAGCAGCTGCATAATTACGGAATGCGGCAAGCAAAATCTCAGTGGAGGCCCAGGGATTGGCGTCGACTTCGTAGAGGAATAAGTTGACTTCTTCTCGTCTCCGATCCAGGAGGCCACCGATCACTTTGTGGTCTGCATCAAAGATCCAGCTGGAGATCTCCTTGGTGACTGAGCAGAAATCTTCAATTTCAATGAGGTCCACGATGGAGCTGTAGAGGAAAGGCTCCCAGCCAATCGAGTGGATGAACGAGATCAAAGCCTGACGCATGTGGCTATCAAGCCCAAGGTTCAGCTTGGCGAGCTGGGTATCAATAATCTGGACTTCGTGGAAAAGATATTCGAGTGCTCTTTGCTTACTACAACGCTGTCCCTGCTTTACAGGAGTTCCATCAGGATAAAACTGAGTTCCGTATCCAATGGTGTAGGGTTCACCACCTGAGTCTGGGTCTGGATATGCTTTTTCGCTATAGCCTTCGTACTTACGAATTAAGTTAACGGCATGCGAAAAATCAGACATGGGGGTAACTATTATTACCCCCAATCATACACAATTATTTACCCTGACCTCGCGTCTTTTTTCTTCCGTGATTTGGTTTTGAGTGCTTTCCTTGTCCCTGCCTAGTTTTTTTCGGAGGACCTGATTGGAAAGTAGTGGAACCTTTGCGCATGGTTTAAGTGCGTAACTTTATCAATCTACCATTTTTCGCGATTTGCCCACCAAGCTGCTGACATTTTTCCTTTGGCAATATTTTTTGCGTGACGCGCTTTAAACGATTTGCGCTTTTTAGTCATCTTCTCTGACTCACCTTCTTTTGGTTTACCTGCCGTTTTTGCTCCCTGTTCACCAAAACGAATGACTTTCTCCTTGTCTCCTTCCTTAGCAAGGACTACATGACTCTTGGTGGGATGACCAGGAGTACGCACTGGCTTATTAGGAGTCAGGCTTTCTTTTAGCTCTTGACCTTTCTTATATGATTTTGCTGCCTTAGCAGCTTTCTTATGTTTCTCAGACATTAGAGACCCTTAAACATTGAGGTGAATTCACCAAGGATTTTTTCTCCCGATGCAGACTTATAGCTTGCATCTGTATTGTCTGAGTCTAAGCTAAAGAAATTTGTTCCTGTTGTGTTGCTATCTTGTTTTGTTGTAGTAGTGTCTTCATCAAAGAAACTTTCAATTGTCCCAAGAGATGCAAATGGATCGCTTAAGTCAAGTCCAAAAGACTGAAGTGATGTATCTTGACCTGCTTTGGTAAGCAAAGTTTGTTCACTACGTTCAAGGTCAGGGAAAAAATTATTGTAAAAATCGTCTTCTGTTCCTTGGTATCCAGCTGATTGAAATACTTTATAGAGGTCAGTTTCAGGTGTGGCTTGTTGGTCTTTAAAATCTTCTGGTCTTTCAATATAAGTTAAACCAAGGATCTCTTGAGTTGGGCGTTGACGTTTTTCGTTAAGGTATTTAATTTCTTCTCGAATCTTTTGAGCTGAGTCACCTCGCAAAGTTTCAGCAATATAATTTTTTAACTCGTCTAGCGTTCCTTTAAAATCCGTCAAACCATATCTTTGGAGCACTTCATCCCTTGCTGCTTGATCATTAGGATCAAGACCCTTCAACAACTCATCAGCAAATTCTTCTGGAGTGACGAATTGACCAAAGACTGATCCTTGCGCCAAAGCTTCTGCTTGCAGCGCAGGAAGAATATTGTTAAAGATTTCGTCTTGAACTTTGCCTGCATTAAGAATATCTTCTGCAGCGTCATAGCCTTGCCCTTGACCCTTGACTTCGAAGTGCATTCTTGCAAAAGCATCCTGATCGTTTACATCAACACCAAAACGATAGGCTTGCTGAGCCCAATACGGATCACCTGCTTTTGCTGCTTCCCAGTCTGCTGAAACGGTTTGTGCCTGTTCGGCATACTGAGCTTCCCTTGCTTTGTCTCCAGTGGGATTAAAGTAAAACACCGAGTCGAAGGCTCGATCAGGCGTAGCGCTAACAGAATCAAGATATTGTTGAGCACGTAAATCAGCGACCAAGGTAACTGCATTGAGCATGTCTTGTGTTTGAAATGGGTTTTGTTCTTCTTGTCTAATATCGAGATATTCAACAAACTCATCCATGGAACGAGCCGTATTAAAACGTGGATCCAAGTAGTTTGTTATGAACTCACGCGCAAATGCTCCTTCAATATTGACCATTTCTTGTGCTTCTGCTGTCGTATATCCAAGTTGTAAATCTTGTTCATAACGCGTTTTTAATTGCGTATCAAACCACTGTTGCCAGTTGTAGACTGCGTTGTTGCCTACACCTGTAATTCCTTTCAAACTTTCTTCTAGAGATTGTTCTGCTTTGCCCCCGGATGTGAAAGAAACAATACCGCCGACACCTGTATCTCCAAGGATTGAGTTAGTTAATGTCTTGTTGATATCCATGATTTCATTAAAACCGCTAAAGCCCCGGAAAAGATCGAGCATCTCCTCTTGAGCTTTAACTTGTTTCATTTCATTGATTGTTTCTCTTAAAACATCTTGAGCTAAAGCGCCAAACTTTTTAACATCAACAGTAGCTTTTTCGCCAACAGCTTGGTTTAATGCATCTTCTAATTGTGTAATGCCATAACCCGCATTAATGTTGTAGTCAAGGCTAACTTGCTTGTCTTCTGGTCGATCAGACAAACGAAATAAAGCTACAAAGTCATCAGGTTTATTTACGTCAAGAAAATATTCTTTACCTAACTGTTGCCAGTAAGGATCAGATCTCTTTGCTAAGTCCCATTGTGCTGCAACCTCTGGGATGTTTAAAACGCGCTGTGTTTGGGTTCCAGTATCAACGCCAAGTTGTAAGTTGCGTACGTTCTGTAAGTCCAGATCAGTTGGCTTTGTTTCAAGGTACGCAGTTGATGCGGCCGTTGCTTCTGGTGCGTTACCTCTGGCCCCTGCTGGTTTACCTACATTTGTATAATGCCAAAGATAATAACCATTTTCTCCATATCTAGCGGTAATATCTAAGTCATCATTTGCAACAGCCGCATTCCATTGGTCTAATAGTGCAGGGTTGTTTGCTGTGTAATAGGCAGGATCAAAAGCTCCATATAACGGTTTTGCTCCAAGGTTCTGATCCCATGGTTGAAGTTTTTCTGTTAAATAAAAAGATTTAAAATTATCCTCTAAACCAGCAACTCCATAGTTTCTCAAAAGGTCTCTTTGTGTAACATAATCATCTCCTTGTGTGCTAGCAATTATTGCTTCAATTTCAGGAAGTTGACTATTTGCTGTTTCAACCTGTGTATTGTATGGAATAATAACGTCATTATTGGCCTGCTCATTAGCTCTTGATTGTACAACCTGTGCTTCAAGCGCTGGTTGTTGATTTTGTCCAAAACCTCTTGCAGCGCCTTGTACTGCAACGCTGTATGCAAGTTCTTGGCCTAGATTATTTTGTAAATGACCATTTAAGCTGTCCCCATAAGCGGCAAAACTCTGGCGGTCC